GAAGTTGCCGGCTGGACTCAGGGATATTTAGATATAGATAAGCCGGAGAGAATCGGCGTTGATGTTGTGGGAATCGGCGCTGGAGTTTATGATAGATTAAGTGAGTTATTGCCGGAGAAGGATTACGAATGCAACCCAATTCCGGTGAATGTCGGGGAATCTCCGACCGATAAAGAGGCAAAAGATAAGTTCTTCAATTACCGGGCGGAGCTCTATTGGAATTTAAGAGAGAGATTTAAACCGGATGCAGGGGGGAAAAGCAGCATAAGTATTCCGGACGACCCCGACCTTATTAACGAACTCGTTGAAATAAAGTATAAATATAGTAGTGAGCGGAAAATTCGTATAGAAGATAAAGAGGAAATGAAGAAGCGAATAGGACGCTCGCCAGACAAAGCCGATGCACTCGCACTTGCCTTCGCTCCCGATACAAGTGAATTGCAGTTTGGTATTGTATAATTAAAAAAATGGCTAGACAAATCCCACCGCCAGCCGCAATCATAGATTTACCGGTTCCTCCGGGCAGAAAATCCGAAGAATATCTACAGTCGTATACCTCATGGGTTTTCGCAGCAACACAAGCAACCGCCGAGAAAGTAGCCTCCACAGAAATAAAACTATTCAAAAGAGTTGGCAGAAACAAAAAGTTTCAAATCGACGAAGTAGATGAGCATGAAGCATTGTCTCTTTTGCATGACGTCAATAGCTTTATGACTAACTATCACTTACGCGAAATAACTCAAGTCTATTTAGATTTAACTGGGGAAGCATACTGGGCATTGATTCGGGATACAGAGAATGGTCCCCCGGTTGAACTGTGGCCCCTTCGCCCGGACTGGGTAACTGTTATCCCCTCTGAAGACGATTTTATCAAGGGTTATAAGTATTCCCCCGGCGGTATGCTTTCGCCAAAAGCAATCACGTTTGAGCCTAAAGACATAATTCCATTCAGATACCCTAATCCTGTGAACCCCTACAGAGGCCGTGGACAGGTTCAAGGGGCAGCAATGGCAATAGACATCGACACATTTTCGGCAGAGTATAACCGCAACTATTTCTTCAACAGTGCAATTCCGGGTCTAGTATTTACAACCGAGCAGAATCTAACCGAAGCACAAATCAATAGATTTATAGAAGCATGGCAAGCAAAGTTTCAGGGAAGAACCAACACCCACAAAATAGCAGTAATGGGCAAGGGGTTGAAACCCGAGCCAATTACAAACACACCGCAGGAAATGGCGTTTGCAGAACAGCGCCGAATGATGCGCGATGAAATCCTCGGAATCTTTAGAGTTCCTAAATCTGTTATCGGAATCACCGAAGACGTCAATCGTGCCAATGCCGAATCGTCTGAGCGCTCATTTGCAGAGCATGTAATTAAACCCCGGTTGATTAGATTCATTGCATACCTTAACGAGTTCTATCTATCCAATTGGCCGAAAGAAGATTTATTCTTCGATTTCGTAGACCCCGTGCCGGAGGACATGGATATCAAGCTCAGGGTCTACGAGAACGGAATCAAGAATGGGTGGCTTACTATAAATGAGGTAAGAGAAGAAGAGAATAGGCCACCGGTTGAAGGCGGAGACGCGGTCTACTTACCACTGGTCTTGCAACCAATAGGCCAAGTCAAAAGAATGTTTGGCGCATTGACCGGCAAGAAGAGTGACGAAGAGCGCGGAGTATTAACGCTCCCGGTTAAAGGCAAACACAAAAAGATTCGAAAGTTTAACATGCCGGTTCCCCCTCGGAGACTTGCAGTATTAAGACGCGAGAACCTACGAAAAGAAATCAAGCACGACTTGATGAAGCTTGTCGTCAACTTAATGGTTGAGAAAAAAGATGTTAGTAAAAAGGGCAAGAAACCTAACAAGTCGGAAGAAGATGTAGCGGAAGGCGAAAAAAGGTTTCTATCCGGATGGGACGACAATAGGCGTGAAGCCCACTGGTACAAGCTAATCGCAAAGACGGATGTATTCGAGCAGAAGATGCTCGATATTATGAAACCGTTATTCTCCGAGCAACAGCAAGAAGTCGATATGAAAATCGACAATTTCTTCAAAGCCTACAAACCAAAGAGAGCAAAGTTCACAGAAGCGGAAGTCGGCCAACTACTTATCAATTTGATTTCAGAGAACAAACGATGGCTCAGTGTCTTGGGTCCATATATCAGAAACATTGTTGAGGATAAGGGTGAAGAGGTTCTCGATTTCTTGGGAGTCTCCGGGCATCTTGATTTAACACAGATTAGCGCGGCAACCTATCTGCGGCTTGATGGAGTCAACTTCATTAAGGACGTCAACAAAACAACCCGGGACGCACTTCGAGAAACTCTATCTGCCGGATTACAGAATGAAGAAGGCATTCCGGAAATGAAAAAGAGAGTAGCCGATGTGTTTGAAAATGCCCGGGGCTACAGAGCAGAACGAATCGCAAGAACGGAAGTTGCGCGCTCAACTACTTTCGCAACACTCGAATCCTACAGGCAAAGTGAAATAGTTGAAATGAAAGAGTGGCTCACCGCTGCTGACGAAAAGGTAGAAGAACAGTGCGCCTCTCTTGAGGGATTAACGGTTCCACTCGATGAATCGTTCCACGGTGAAGATGGCCCACCACTTCACCCTAACTGCCGATGCACAGTGATTCCGGTTATCAAGAGCAATGGCCGGGCAGCGAAGCCGGGAGTGGAAAAGGTCGAAGTTGAAAAAGCCAAAAAAGAAATAGACGAATATCTTGTAAAGAAAAAAGAGAAGGTTGTTGAGGATGCCAAGAAACAAGCGGAAGAAGAAAAGAAGGGCATCATCGGTGAAGTTAGGAGTCTTAGGGATAAACTAAGGGCTACGATGTATGGACAAAAATGAACTTCAAGAACTCTCAGAGCAAGCAGACGAATTACTAGGGCCGGAAGAGAAATACAAAGACTTCATAGCCCTACTCCAACAGGTCGTCGAGAAGATTAAATCCAACGAAGATATAAAGGCAGACATGCAACAAATGCAAAAGTTTGTTGCAGAATCCCACGTTGCTGCAACAAAAGACATAGTTAGTATCGTGGACTCTATAAAATCTCAAAAAGATTATATAGACAAGCTCGGTCGCCTTATAGATTCAAACAAAATTTATAAAGTAGTCGAGGGGCAAGAAATGATTGCCAAGACAACCCAAAAAGAAATCGGCAAAATCACGGACGAATTTCGCAAGGGCTTGGACAAATTAAAGCAAGAGCATGAAAAGGTTTTTGCGCAAATCATCAAGGTTGTCGAAAAATTATCTATCCCTCCGGCGCAAGAACCGGAGACAGTTTTCTTCGATTGGAATAACGGAAGACTAGAGGGGGTTGTCGAGGATTTTGGAGACTTCAAATTACGGCATGCTTACACTCGAGATAGCAATGGCCGCATTACTAGAATTGTTTCAAAGAAAACATGAAGGGGCTTTCGAAACTAATTATGCAGCTCGAGGCCCTCGGGGTCTTCGAGGAACTTCGCAAAATCCGACAAGTTGCCGGTGGGGCAGTAACGTCGGTCTCTTCTAGCGTCTCAACCTTTTTAGGTCTATCTGATACTCCCGATACTTATACCGGACAATCGGGCAAGGTTGTTTCTGTTAAAGGGGATGAGACCGGGCTCGAGTTTATATCGGGTGGCTCTGGAGAAACAAACACCGCATCCAATGTCGGAGCTGGGGGCGTTGGAGTATTTAAGCAAAAGACTGGGGTCGATTTAGAATTCAAAAACATCAATGCTGCTTCTTCTAAAGTATCCGTTGCAAATGATGCCGGGAATAATGAAGTTGATATAGACGTAGTTGAAGCGAATATCTCTCACGACAATATCGGTGGCGTATCTGCAAACGACCATCATAACCAAGCGCATGATTCAGCGGACCATACAAAGGCGACGACTGCGGAAATTGCAGACGTAGCGGCAGCCGAATCCGCAGGCACTTCAGATAAGGTTCCTGCCGGGGACCACGTTCACGCCCATGGTTCCGGGTATTTACCAAACGCTCACCATAATCAGTCTCATTCGGATTCCGACCATACTGCTGGATTCGGTACTCCTACCGGGGATATTGATATTGCAGATGCGGCATCTGCCGGAGTTGCTACCACACACACTCGCTCTGACCATCAACATGCTTTCCCGGCTCCATCTACCGGATACCCGGTTGATGTAGCGGCGGCAGAAGCGGATGGCTCCGGTACAACCCCGGCGCGCTCTGACCATGTCCATGCACACGGCTCGGGATACTTGCCGGATGCACACCACGACAAATCGCATGGACACACGGGCGGTGACGGCTCGGGGACAGTTTCCCATGCAAACTTAACTTCTGTTTCCGCTAATCAGCACCACAATCAGGCGCATTCAATTGATGGGGCTGACCACACCCTAGCTGGCGGCACAGACGGACAAGCACTCAAGGCAACCGGTGCTACTTCTTTTGCATTTGAAGATGATATCGCAGTCATTGCATTTATTATTGACGGAGGTGGTTCTGTGATAACTGCCGGAATGAAGGGAGGACTCGAAATCCCTTTTGCTTGCGTTATTCAAAGAGCAACACTTCTTGAGATTTCCGATACTCCCATAACCGGCTCGATTGTGGTTGATATCTGGAAGGATACCTATGCCAATTATCCCCCGGTTGATGCAGATTCGATAACTGCCTCAGCCCCGCCTACTCTTTCAAGCGCTGTTAAATCTCAGGATTCAACACTTACCGGATGGACTACAACCATTGCCGCCGGGGATATTTTGTTTTTCAATGCTGACGCAACTCCAACTTCGGTGAAAAAGATTCTCGTATCATTGAAGGTAAGGAAGACTTAGTGATATTATATTGATATGTTCTCATTAACTACGCTTGATATTTACAGCGAGGAAGAACAGGCAATCGTCCCATTCGACCTAACATTCGAGACAGAGCCGGATAATGAACTGGCAGAAGTAATAGTTGCAAGGCACGGTGAAGAGCTCCACAAGTTTTCCCCTAATTGTACTGACGAAGAACTGCTAAATATAGCGGCTACCATAAACGAGGAGCACGTCTAAATGCTATATCAAATCTTCAATGGCCCGATGCCCACAACTGCGGCGCAAGTTCCGGTGACCACCGGCACGGCAATTAAAACTCTACTTCAGCTAAAACCTTTTAACATTTGCAAGATTAAAGAATGGGGAATTTCCTTTGATGGTTCAGCGGCCGCAACGCCTATAAAATGCGAGCTTTTAGATACCGGGACAGTCTTTGGCACTGTCACTGCCTCAGCGGATGCGGATGTTACGAAATTAGAAAGTGTCGAGCAGGCAGTTGCATCGGTTGCCGGATTAACTTTGGGAACCTCTGCTACCGGCTACACCTGTACTTCTGAGGGTTCCATAACCGCAGTAAGAATGTTTGATGCCCAGTTAGTTGCCCCTACTAACCAATATATAAAACAATTTCCACTCGGTTGTGAACCGAAGCTCATTATCGGCAACGCTGTTAGAATCAGAGTAACCGCTGGGGCGGCAGTCAATGCCTACGCCTATATCACTATAGATATTTAGAATGAATGAAAGGCGAGATATTTGAGAACACCACTATTGAAAATCCTACCGGAGAGTATGTCGATTGCGCTTTTATTAGCGTAATTTTCAAAGGAAAAGTAGATTGCATCTGGCGAAATTGTTTAGTTAAAGACGTAACCTTCGAAGACGTTGAAATAATCCGCTGGGAAACTCCCGACACTATAGTCCCGACAATTACTTTCGAAAAAAAAACTATTGAACCTATTCACTGGGCCAGGACCATCCTCAGTTTAAAACACAACCACACTTTCATTACAGGCAGAATGAGAAACTACGCAGCGACGTTGGACGATGAAAAGTTGAAAGAGACGATTCTTTCGGCTTGCCAACATATCGACGACCACCCCGAGCTTTCTTGGAATGATTTTTTAGACGTGCCAAAAGAGGTATGGGATTTGGCAGAGAAATTCTTTGATGGTTTACCGGAGATAATCGCTCATGCAGTAAATGTGAGAGAGAAGAGGTGGCCGACTAAGTAATGGCAGCAATAGACGTTCCCATGCAAGCTTTTGGGGCAAATGCGGAGATAAACGCCCTAATTGAGTTTGATTCCATAGCCAGCGATGCAACAATATCGGCGACTACTCCCATCTCTGGGACTTACTCTTATCTTTTAGATTACAGTAAAGACGGTAATAACGACCTTTTGTGTGGTATGACTTGGAACACCGTAGCGTATGACGGTCTCATTATCCACACCCTTATTAAAGTAGCAAGTACCCCGGCTGCAATTGTATTTCTCGTTCAAGGTTTTGGTTTACAAATTGAGCTAAATACCAGTAGACAGCTAGTCTTAAACCAGTTAGTAACAGGTTCAGTAGCTTTAGCCCTAGATACTGTTTATAGAATAGAGGCCGTTAGTGATGGGGACACTTTTAAATATGGTCTTAGACTATATAATTCTTCTGGAACTCTTCTTGAAACTTTGACAAGCTCAACCCCTAATTTCGGTGTTGCTAACACCACCATCATATTCGGCTGGACTAACAAAGATTATACTTCAACTAATCCTGCTTGTGCTGTCCGCCTTGATGAGATAGCAGCTTGGGCAAGAAAATCAAATAGCGGTGTAAATCTATTCTGGCCCGGTGCGACTTTCGTGAATCACGATACCGTTGATGCGGCAGGAACTTACAACGACTATACAGGTGTAGGAGACGTAACTAATAAATGGGACAACGTCAACGAATGGGATGGAGACACGACATATAATCAAGGCGGTCTATTAAATACTACAAAGCAACAGAGCCATGCGGTTAAAGACGTGACAGTACTCTCGGGCGCTCAAGTTATGAAAGGTGCTATGGTCGGAGGACTTTTCAAGAGTTCAATTAGCGCTAGTGCTATTGCCCCCCAAACTGCAAATATGCTCGTGCGAGAAAGTAGCGTTGATTATACGGCCGCTGCCGCTGTGGGCTCGTTTCTCGGTTATGGAATCAGATTGATGGGATTTTATAAAATGCCTTCCGGTGTAAATATGACGGAAGCAACGGTCAATGCTTTGGAAGTTGGCTCAGAAAATCGGGGGACTAATATAAGTACCTATGGTGCATCCGGCCAAGTAAGTCCGACAGGTGATGATGCGACAGATGACACGTGGACCGTATCTAGCGGCTCTGCTAATGCGTTTTCGGTAGTCGATGAAGATGTTAGCTCGCCGAATAATGCTGATTATATCAGCACTGCGACCGCTGCTGCTAAGCAGGGTTTTTCATTCCCTGCCTATACAGTTCCGAGTGGAACATATATAGGAGGCATGGCGGTTGGTGTCACATTTGGAACATCTCTGATTTTAAATGCTTCAACAGCCAAACTTTTTTACAAGGACCCGGGTGGGACTTATAGGTATGAAGACAACATTTCCGAATCAATTACAAGTTTTCAGCTTTTCACATTTGTTTGGTCAACTAATCCATACACCGGTACTGATTGGGTAACGGGCGATATCAATGCGGCCAATGCCAGATTCGGTATTGAAAAAGTGAATACCGTAGATGGTAAAGCCAGCGCCCTTCAGGTAAGACCGCTTTTAATTTCTCAATATAGGGAGAGCTACTACTTCGTGAATAGAATCTATGGGGATGTCCCGGTGGAAATTTATCGTGTAGGACACAAGGGTGTCCAAGCAAATCAAGCCGTCAACAGAGCGGCTACATATTAAATGGCTAGATTACTCAGGTCTTATGGAAGGGTCCAAGCAAATAACTTCATGTGGCGAGGGTTGCAGTACTACGGATTCAGTGTTGTTGCCGCAGTTACTCGAGTCTTTGGTTACATCTTTGGGTGATATAATAAATTGAATGGTTGACTTTCGCTGCTCGAACTGTGGATGGTTACTTGCCAAAGAGGAATTATATTCTGGATGCGGTAAATTGGAAATCCGCTGTCCCAAGTGTAAAACATTCAATGTAATTCTTGATGATGGTGTCGAAAGATTCAAAGGTAGCATTGACAAGGATTCTGACATAGTAGATAATTTTAGTAACAGACGTTTCTCCTAGCGGCCTAGAGTCGCATTGAGGCCATTAAGGCCCGGTTTTGTTGAAACAAATCGGGACTAAAAAATGGCTAAATTTCACCTAAAGGCACTTACTGAGAAAGCGAAAGACGGCAAACTGGTAGCCGTTGCATCTGAGGAAACATTAGACCGTCAGGGCGATATAATCGAAATCGACGGATGGGAACTTAAAAACTTCAAGAAAAATCCACAGATGTTGTGGATGCACAATATAACTTCTGACCGTTCACTTCCAATTGGCAAAGCACAAAACGTAAAGGTTGCAGAAATAGACGGCAAGAGAAAACTTATCTTCGAACCGATATTCGAAGAGATAACAGATTTCGGCAGAACTGTTAAAAAGTTTTTCGATGAAGGACTGCTTAACGCATTTTCTGTGGGCTTTGACCCTATTGATTGGGAAGCGAAAGAAGACGGCGGTTACAGATTTAAAAAACAAGAGTTACTCGAAATATCGGCGGTGACTGTCCCTGCCCTACAGTCAGCGCTTATTATTCAAAGAGCAAAAGATATGGGTATGAACATGAAGATGGTTGAGAAAATAGTCAACGGTATTGCAGAAGACGAAAACAAAGGCGCACTTCCCTTCCATGCTGACGAGATTCTTCCGGACGGCGCATCATGGGATGCCGGCGCTGAGACTTCAAAAGCCGAAGTTGCAGACCTCAAGCAAATGTGCGCATGGGTTGACGGAGAGAATACAGATAAAAAGAGTGCGTACAAGCTGCCGCACCATACCGCTGAAGGTCATAAGGTTGTATGGCGTGGAGTCGCGGCTGCGATGGCAGCGCTTCTCGGGTCAAGGGGTGGGGTCGATATTCCGGAAGACGACCGGAAAGCTGTCTACAACCATTTGAAGAAACACTATGCGCAGTTTGAAAAAGAGGTCCCGGAGTTTAGAAACTACGAACCGACTGAGCTGCGCACTTACTGGATTGACGGACACCCCATTCAGGTTATTGACCCGGAGAACCCGGGAGTTAAATCAAACCGGCGCCTTGCAAAAGTAATGAAGCTTCTCATAGGAGAAGTTAGAGCATACAAGAAGTTGCACGATAAACCGAAAGCTCCCGGAGTGCAAGTTGCAACCGAGGAAGATTTAGCAAAAGCAATTGAGATTATAAATCAAGCATTTTCGAAAGCAGAAAAGAAATTAAACCGGGGAGGGGGTGACAATTAAAAATGGGTAAATTCGATAAAATCATCGACGAGCTTAAAAAGCTCAACGATGGTGACGACGACACAGACGACAGCGACGACGACAGTGATGCCGACGATGCTGATGCTAGTAATGAAGGTGACGACTCCGCAGCCGGTGACGGTGAGGAGAAAGTTTCGGCCGGTGCTTCTGTAGAGAAGTTGGTCGACAAGCTAGGGGACAAGATAGTCTCTGCTATTGAAGCCAAAAAAGGTAAGGGTAGTTCTGCTGAAAAGCAGGCTGTAAAATCAAGCCTCTTTGGACAAAATGGTGGGATACAAGACATTCCGTACCCTGCCGATGTTACTAACCTCAACAAGGATGAGAAAATAGTTCTCTTCTTCAAGTCGTTGATTAACCGCAAGAGTTCAGTTGAAGCCGACAAGGTTTTCAAAGCTCTTGTCGAAGGCACTGACGCCGAGGGTGGCTACTTAGTCCCCGAGGAACTCAGAGCCGAAGTATTCAGAGTCCTTCCAGACTTCGCAGTTATGAGGAGAATAGCAAGAGTCGTGCCTATGGCATCTGACACCTTGTTACTTAACTCACTAACCGCTAAGCCAAAAGCTTACTGGACGGCTGAGTATGCTTCTAAATCGACGACATCGGCCGAATTCAATCAAGTCTCGCTTAACGCGAACGACTTGGTCTGTCTTTTGCCTGTCACACATCAATTGATTCAAGATGCCAACATCAACATAGTTCAATTTATAATTGAGTTGTTCGGTGAGGCAATCGGTGAAGCTGAAGACTTGGCCTTCTTCGAAGGCTCTGGCTCCGGTCAGCCGAGAGGTCTTGACGCTGAGACTCTAACTCAGATTGATGCCGGTCTAACACTAGATTTCGACGATGTAATTGCTGCGATACATTCTGTACCGCAACGAGTCCGCACTTCTCCGGGGACGGCTTTCGTAGCCAATAACTACGGGATTCGCCAACTTAGAACACTCAAGGACACAACGGGTCGATACATCTGGGCGCCGGGAGACCCGAACAACGGTTCGCCGGAACGGGTCTATGGTTATCCGATATATGAACAGAACGACATCCCTCAAAGACAAATCTTTTTCGGGGATTTCAAGTACTACATAATCGGTGACAGACAACAGCTCTCGGTAACATCTACCGATGAAGGCGGAGACGCATGGCGCAGAAATGCGACAGAAATCAAAGCAGTCGAACGAGTTGACGGTCGGGCAGTTATAACTTCTCCATTCGTGGAGATTATAAACGCCTAGTCTGAGGTGTAAAGTGGAAGTCTTGTCCTAGCTCTCTAATTCAATAGGACACGCGGGCAAGCCGCGAATCCTCCGGAGTCTTGCCCACAATGGTAAAAGTAAAATTAACCAACGGTGAAATAGTTGAGGTCGATAACAACACGGCCCACACCCTTATCGAATCCGGTAAGGCAAAACTATATAAACCAAGTCAAGATAAGATGATGCGCCCTTCGGGGAATAAAAAGAAATACGTTACAAAGTAAATGAATGAGTTTAATTTCTTACGCGCTTACCACGGTTGCTAGGTACAAAGTCTTCGCTGGTATAACCAGCTCTACTCAAGACGACTTAATTGAACTTCTAATAAACGCTGCGACGGATTACATTGAGAGTTATTGCGGTCGGCGTTTCAAAAAAACAACCTATACTCAAGAGATTTACGACGGTGACAACTCGATGGTTTTATCTCTTCGGAATTTTCCGGTCGACTCTAGCGCGGCGTTCACAATAGAGTGGAGAAACAGTGGCGTCAATGAGGACGATTGGGAAACAATCGACTCTCAATATCACACGGTTGATTATGAATCCGGAATTGTTAAGGCAATGGGCGGATTGAAATATCGGGGTAATAGGTCGAGTCTCAGGGTTACTTATACGGCCGGTTATGATTACGATAATGCCGCAACATTTTTAGGAACCGTTGGCGCCGGTGACTTAGAGTATGCTTGCTGGGAACTTGTTAAAAATGCTCTCAACAATTCAAATTTGAATTCCAATGTGCAATCAGAACACTTGAGGGAATACTCCGTCACCTACTTTGCAGGGGGTGTCTACTCGAATAGCGTTGTTATGGACATCCTCGATAAATATAAAAACATCGGACCATTCGGCGGCAGCACACCTAGTCATTATTAAATATGGGAATAACAAGTTTTTTTGATGAAACGGTTGTGATTCGACGACTCAGAGATATCGCCGGGGGCAATCGTGAAAGTTGGCAGGCAACGGCGACTGCCGATTGCCATGTCCAGAAGCTAGACCTAGAGGCCCGGCAAGCGTCGGGCATTGTGACTGAAGATGCCTATATGGCTTGGTTCAGCGAAGATGCGACCATAAACGAAGGTGACCAGATAACGGACGAGAATGGGGACATGTATACAGTCAAAGAAATTGCGAAGGCCGACTACGGAATAAATCAGCACCTAGAAGTTATTTTAGTTAAATTCAACGCTTAATATGCCGGATATAAATATCACATTCACACCTAATCTCTCCAAGGTCAGCGGAGCATTGAAAGCAATCAAGCTGGGTGCTGAACTTCAAAACCTAATTAAAGAAGTAGCATTCGGAGTCGAAGCAGAAGCCAAGAAATCTTTCACCGGATTTTCCCCGGTTCCAATAATAACCGGAACGCTTCGCCGTTCGATAACAACCTCCATCGGCAACCTCAAAGCTTCTATTGCTCCCCATGTAAATTATGCAATCTATGTCCATGAGGGTTTGGGCAGTTCTCGCAAATACGGCAGACGGCCATTCATGGAAGAGGGCCTAGAGCGAGCACAGAAGTTGGGGCTGGGTTCTAAAATGTTTCTAGTACAATTAGATAAGAAGATTCAAGAGGCAGTCAAATGAGCTGGAAAGTTATCAGGCCACAAGTTGGAACCCTAATAGATGCAATCGCCAAGGTCCACGACCTAAAGGATACTCCCGGTCTGAACTTCAGCGGTTATCCGGCAGCGCATATCCTGCCGTCTGATAACTCCGGAGACTATGAAACAAACAAAGAGAACGTCAGAATCTATGCGTTTTTAATTCGAGTCTTCTATGAAACCAAGAAGATAGGTATTCAGGATGCAATGGAACGGCTCGAGGATGTTGTTGACGATATTTTAGATGCAGTGGACCAAGAAGATTTGAAGACTTCTGCAACCAGAACTTTAGGAATAAACATGCCGGCTCGATATACTTACTTGAATGTTTTCGCTTCCCCCGGCGCATGGTTTGAGCTTCCGGACTTGGAATTGATTTTCACTGAGATAACTGTCAAAGTTAGAGTTAGTGTTGACGTAACATAGAATAGTAATTACAATATAAGTGAAAGCATCTTCGAGATGCGCAGAAGCCAATAGGCTCACACGATTATAATTCATGTGAGCTTTTTTAAATGAGTAAATACATTGGCAGACTTATAGATTTAGGAATAGCAAGAGAAACTTCTCGGGGTGTCGGAGTTGCCCCGGCCTACTGGGTTCCCCAGACCGCATTTTCATTTGACGACAAAGTAGTTAAGGCAAGAGTTGATTCCGGAATCGGCGAACTTGCTGATTCCGAACAGGCTCATGTAACCACGAAATACGGTGAAGGTTCTATAGAAGGAGAAATCAGAGACCGCTCTTTCGGATTGTTTCTTTATGCACTACTTGGAACCCTATCTACCTCCGGGCCTTCTGATTCCCTATACACTCACTCGTTCACTCTGGCGGAAAGCAATCAGCATCAATCGCTATCTTTAACGGTCGTCGACCCCAACACCACGGAGATGTACGAACTGGCAATGATTGATTCTCTGGAAATCAATATCGAGCTCGATAACGTCGTTAGATACGTTGCGGAATTTATGGGCAAGCAAGCAACTGGCGCGGCTACCCCTTCTATCACCTACGTCAATGAGAACAAATTCACAAAATCAAATCTCTTGTTTAAAGTAGCATCTGACCTATCCGGGATAGCTGCTGCTTCCGGGCTTTCTGTTAAGAGAATAAGACTAAACATTTCTAAGAATGTTGTCATGGATGATGTTCTCGGAACCGTTGAACCGGAAGATTTCTTGAACCGCCAAGTTTCTATCGAAGGAGAAGTAGAGCTGAACTACACGGACGAGACATGGAAAAACTATATGAAGAACAACACCGCAAGAGCAATGCAGATAAACCTAGTCGGTGATGCCACGATAGGCGTGTCTGCGCACCCGGAACTCGATATCAAACTCCCGAATGTAGACTTCTTCGACTGGGAGCCGGACTACGCAAATGATGATATCGTTCGCCAAACTATATCTTTCAAGGCTAACCACGATATAACCGGGGGCAACAAAATGATTTCAACCTGTCAATTGAAGAACGCAGTCTCTTCTTACTAAGAGCAAAAGGAGAATGGTTTTCAATGACCCGTAGACCATAGTGGTGCAATCTAGGGCGTTAGAGAGGCAATAATAGGCTCAATATGTTTGACTTCTTCAAAAAAATTGATTTAGACTTCGTCGCTGACGACTGGAAGGATTGTTATTTAACCATCCGGGAGATTTCCATGGAAGAGGTTGAGCAGTTCGCTAGCATAGATGAAAAGACAGAGCCCAAAGAAGCTAGCAGAATGATTGTCGATGTACTCACGGATAAGTTTGTAGAAGGCTTTGGAATGAAAGATGGAGTACGAACCGCGTTCACCAAAGAGGACGTCAAGACATTCCCACCCTCAATACTCTACGCACTTATCGGTTCTCTTCACGAGGGGCTAGATAAAAAAAAATTGAAAACATCGAATACGCCCTCTCCGGAATCTCCGGAGCCGACATCCCCAACGAGCTAGTTTCCTATTCATATCGCAAGAATTTCGGTCTTACCTATTGGGAATACAAGAAGACACCCGTCTGGGTGGTTATTGCAGACCTAGAGATAATGGCCGCAGAAGGCAGGGTCCAAGCTAAAGAAGCACGCAAAGCAGAACGCAAAGCTCGGTCCGGTCGCAGATAAGTTATAATTAAAAAAATGGCTAATTTAGACCTACAAGTTTTAATTACCGCAAAGGACGAAGCATCCTCAGTACTTCACAAATTCGGAGCTGCCGCAGAATCAGCCGGTAGCAGTATCAAAGATAAACTCAAAGAAAATACAGTTCAACTAGGGGCGGCGTTTGCTGCAACTACGGGTATAGTTGTTGGAGCAATTAAGGCATTTGACGAATCCCAGAAGACGGTCAATCAGCTAAATGCAGTTCTGGCATCCACAAAAGGAATAGCCGGCGTTACGGCAGACGAAGTTCTCAAACTAGGTGCTGCCCTTCAGCAACAAAGCACGTTTTCCGATGAAGCCGTAGTTGGTGCGCAAAACTTACTGCTTACATTCACCAATATCGGCAAGAACATATTTCCGGAAGCAACACAGACGGTTCTAAATATGTCGACAGCACTGGGGCAGGATTTGAAATCATCTTCTATTCAGTTGGGCAAAGCACTTCAGGACCCGATTCTAGGAGTTACCGCCCTACGCAGGGTCGGTGTTGCATTCAACGAACAACAGCAAGAACAGATTAAGACTATGGTCGAATCAGGACATCTATTGGATGCACAGAAATTGATTCTTAAAGAATTGGCAACAGAATTCGGTGGCTCGGCACTGGCGCAATCCAAGACGTTCGGTGGGCAAATGACGATTCTCAAGAACAATGTCAATGACTTAACAGAAACGCTAGGCATGGGTCTTGTTGAAACTCTCTCAAAATTAACCGGAGGATTCGGCAATGCTAATAATGCAATCGTCACTCTCAATACATTTCTCCAACAACATAAGGATATCTGTTTTCAATTGCTCAAACTTAGTTACAAAAGTTTGTACTAACTGTCCTATTGCTGCCGGGATAGTCTCAGTAAAGAACTTCCAAATCAATCCGGCAATAAATCCTAAAACGAA